AGAGCTGTGATGCAAGACATCTATTCTCAGGTTGGCAAGCTTCACATGGAAGTAAAGAACCAGGATGGTTCGAGTCATCGGGTCGTATCGGCCGGTCTGAGGGCGGCTCCATATTCTGGTTTTCAGCCAAGTCCGGGCCAACAGAAACAAAATGCTGCAACTGGTTCATGTTCGAATGGAATGGATATATGTGGCACTCCAAAGGCCCACTTAGTCAAAGGAATTCAGGAGTTACCGGTAAAGCTGCTTGGTTCGCCAAAGGTGCAAAAGTTGAATATTTTAGAGATTTAGTACCTATTGAGTTCCTGGGAATCAAAGTAAATGTTCCCAAAATGACTGGGAGCCTTCTTGATTTCTGGTACCCGAACTGGCTTACACCGGTTTATGAAGGAGCATCTTGTAACGATATTGTGTGTAGCATGGATAAATATGAGGATAAATCAACATGGCGAATGGAATAAGAGTATTATTTTCAGGAAGGTTTGACCCTCCTCACCCTGGGCATATAGCATCAGTGTTAAGACTTTTGAATAAACCAGAGGTTAGATCAGTTACCCTCGTAATACTTGATTATCCTGAAAGAGATTATCCAATAGTTTACTGCGAAAAAGTTTTCAGTGAATGTTTAAAAACACACCCAGTAGAAATCAAAGTAAATAAGACTCATTTTGGAAAACTTACTCACACAGAATGGAAGTCATTTGATTGTGATGTTTATGCTGGAGGCAATCTTAAAGTCTTAAGACACATAGAAAAACTAGGTATATCTGTAACTTATACTGAAAGAGCTTTTGATTATTCTGCAAGTAAATATGAAAGAATTGTTGCATCTTAGGAAAAATGATTATAATATTATAGAATGGGTACTTTACAACGTAGAGCCATTCATTGTCCGATGCGTGATGATCATCCTAGTAAAAAAATTCTTTTACTGATAGGTGACAATGAAATAGATATATTTTGTAAAGAACACAAATGGCTTCGAATTGAACTGCTTAAAAATGGAAAGCGTATAAACTTTGAAGGTGTAACATCAAAAATTTCAGAAATCAAAGAAGACACTTACTTTGACCTATCACCTATACCAGGAATCGCAACTGGAGAGTTTGCTAAAAAAAGGAAACATAAATGCCTGATGAAACAGTAAGATCAGGTTTACTTAAAATTCGTGGTAGTGAATACGAAGAAGTATACACGATTTATAATGAATTCCTTACTGCATTTCGTGCTGATGAAAAAAACAGAGAGCGTTCCTATCGTAACTGGCAACAATACTTTGCTGTAGATAGTTCACAGTGGCCAGACTTGGCCAGACAACGGCTTAATGAACAAAACCGCCATACAGCTCAGTATAATATAATTGGGCCTAAAGTAGATGCATTAGTTGGGTCAATGATGCAGGAAACCTTTGAACTCGATTGGAAACCTATCGAAGGTGCAAGGAACAGTTTAACTGAAGCTATAAAAGCGTCATATTATACAGATAAAGAAATCTGTGATTATGATAAAAACTTCGAAGCTGTTATAAGAGATGCCATGATTTATCAAGGCGTTCTTAAAATCCAAATGAGTGACCGTCATAATCCTCTAAAAAACATAGCCATGCATAGAGTAGAGCCTGGGTTCGTTATTTTTGATCCACCATGGTTATCTGATAATGATGATGAATGTGAAAAATGTTGGGAAATTTTTCATCTTTCAGCAGAAGAAATTGCTGAAAAATATGGCGTTATGAGTCCTCGTATTGATGAACAGATTAAAATTGAACGTGCATCTGGCATAAGTTACGTTGAAAACCATCTTAATCCGAACAATATTGTAATGCTTGAACAGAGGGGCCACCTTCATCGAGTTATTGAATATCATTATATTTCCAAAATTAAAACTACCAGAGTAATCGGACAGCGCATGGATTCTCAAAGATGGATTCCGTTCCCCATTACTAAGGATAAATCTAAGCTTGAAAAATACATGATCGATAATAATATCGATCCTATGACCATGCAGGATTCGCCTTATACTGATAGAATTCACAAAATCAAAAGTATTGCTCCTGAACTGATTAATGAGAAAATGCTGGAAAAAGGCGTTTCCGTAATTCAAACTACCAGATTGCCATATATCCAGTTGACTGCAAATAGGGCATTTGGCCAGAATAAAGGCATTGTTGATGACCTTTTTGACATTCAGCAGACTATTAACAAACGTGAATCTAAGTTGACAGATATAATTGCCACAGCTACAGGCGGTGGTAAACTGGTAAACAAAGACATGTTTGATACTCAAGCTAAAAGGGAACGTTTTCGTCAGAAAGCCAATGATCCAGGTTATATTGAGTTTGTAGATGGTGATGAACTGGGAAAAGAGAGAGCAATTCAATATATTAATTCTGCTCAATATCCCTCTCAGCTCATTGACCAGCTCAACAGAATGTATGAGATCGTTGACCGAGTTTCCAAAGTTCCTGCTGCACTTGAAGCAATATCTGAGAATGCAAATGAATCCGGAATTCTGTTTGAACGGAAGATTCAAGTTGCTCGGATTAATACAATTACCATAGTTAACCGTATAAGAGATTTTTATAAAAAATGTGCTGAAGGGTATTTCTGGCAATGGCAAGCTGCATACAATGGGCCAGAACGTACTTTTTCCACCTCTGATGGTAAATATGTTGCACATCTTAATCGAAGAGTTTTTAATCATAAAGATGGTAAGGTCTATATTGAAAATCGTCCAGACCAGATTCCAAGATGCCATGTCATCTGTACTGAATCAAAGTCATCACCTAATAAGACTATTAGAGACAGGGCGATATATTCAGAACTTTATAATTTGAGTACCCAGACAAATCCAGAGTATGCCAGTTTCTTTTTTGAACTGATTCTGAATACTATGGAATTGGATGACGAACATAAACTCAGATTAAAAGAAATATCAACATTACAACAGGTTCGAGATCGCATGAGAATTACAACAGAAATGGCTAGTCTCGATGCCACATCAGCCCAATCAAGTTTAATGGGAGTCCAAGCAAAAGTAGGTTTACAGCAAATAATGGCACAAATGCAACAGCAACAGTTAGAACCTCAACAAATACCAGAAAGTGAAATTCAAAGTCAAGGTGGGGCTCCAGAAGAATTCCCAATTGAAGAAGCTCCACTGACTGAAAACGAATTGTCCGATTCAGAAGAACCAGCTATGTTATCTGCTGATCGGGTTTAACCTTCAAAGGAGAATTAAATGGCAATCATATTTAAAACAGAAGACGAAAGAGCCGAGGCTATTAGCAAGATATCCTCCGATCCAGGAGATGCTCCTGTCGGTGTAAATATTGAAGAATTTATGAGACAAAACGAGGAAAAACTCGATGAAATAATGTCAACAGAAATCACTCCTGAAGGAAATCCAGACATTGATAAACCGATTCCAAATCTGGAACCAGACAATGAACCAGAAACAGTACCTGATACGGTCATTAAACCCGACCCTCCTTCTGTAGATAACAATGTAAATGAAGAAGTTGAACGTCTTCAAAGACGAAATCAAAGCCTTCAAGAACAAAGAGATCAGTTAATGGATGATCATGCTAACGATATAGCTAAACTGCAAAGACAAATAGAAGAAATAAAAAAGGGTACTCCTACAAGTGCAAATGTACCCGATGAAACTCTACCTATAGATACTGAAATATCCAATATTCAAAACGAAATAAATCAGCTTGAAGAGTTTATGAATGCTGACGAAGTTGACGTATTCGATGAGGAATCAGTCAAGAAAATGCGTAAACTTAATATGCTTTCCATTAAGTTGACAGGCCTTGTTAGTAAACGAAGCCATCAGATTGTTGAACGTCAGCAAAATGAAATCAATGATATTAAGAAAACTCAGAAGATTGAAAGAGATAACGAACAGCGTAAGAATAACCGGAAAACCATGTTTAGTGCTATTGAGAAGTTTAGGGAAGAAGTTCCTGAACTCCATGGTCGTAAATATGAAGAAATGGATGCCGAATATACTGGGTTTGGAAGAGAAATTGCTTCCCTCTGGTTTGATACCCCACTTAATAAAGTCACCGGAGAACAGATTGAAATTGCCGTTAACAAATACACAAAGCAAGTTCCCGAACTTATGGAAAGAGTTAATGCAAAAGGTATCAAAGCACCAGAAGGATTAACCAAATATATTATTTTAAGTGATATTAACGCTCTTCGTATGGGATATGTTCTTGATAAAACCACAGGTGAATGGAAACAGATGACTGATTCTTCTGGAAAGAATGTTGTATTCCCAAGTCTGAAAGCTGCATGGAATCATTATAAAGAAGAAAATCATCTTCCAGCGGCACTTAAAGTTGATAGAGACAATGCATCAATTAAAAGTGTAATGTCTGCAATCAATAAAAGAGCAGATGTTGTTGAACTTAACAGCGCTCATAAAACCAATGATATTGTTGAAATGAGTAAAGAAGCTGCACAAAACATTGTATCTAAGTATTCAGAAGAATATATTTCTATGATAGCAAGGAAAAATTTCGATGATCCGCTTATTGCAGAATATAACAAAGCATTGAAGGCTCTTGACATGGCCGGAATAGATCGTGAAGATTTTGAATAATAAATATTGCCATACGGTATAACGCTTCAAGCGTATCATATTTAAAAAAAGGAAATATTATGGCTGTATCAACAATAGAAGGAATTTCACAAGGCGTTCTCCCTGCTGGCAGTAGGCTTACTGGCTATGACAAGAAGCTGAGAATACGTGCACAGTTAAAGGACATATA